AAAACCATCAGTTACAGCTACACCAGTTACTAAGACTGTTACAAAGAAAACAACATCAGCCGAGTTAAACGCTCAGGATTTATTTAAAGACTTATTTGGAGACAATTAATGATTTTCTATATATTGCTAAGTATATCTTTTAGTGTAAATGTTATACTAGGATTTGTAATTTATAACTTATTACGTAAATTGGAATCACATGAAGATGCCATTTCTGAATTAGAAAAATCTAATGAAGAATTTGAATTATTGTTTAATGATATGAAACAAACAATAAACGCATCAGCATCTCGTATGCGACAAATTGACCGAATAGGATCATTCGAAGCAGATGATGAAACTGGTTATGTATTTAAAGAACTAAAAGGTATTGTTGAACAAATAAATGAGAGGTTTTAATGTCACCAGTACAATCTTTTTATAATGAACTCGAGGCCGATGCTGTTATTGACCTCAAAGGTAAACGAGGTAGAAAACCTAGCAAGACACAATACTTTACAGTGTTAACCGAAAAAGCAATTATAGCTTATAATAAAGAAACAGATTATAATTTACGTAATAAAATATATCGCGAATTCATAGACTATCCATTTAATAAGCTTGTTGAGAATATCTATCACACCTTTAAGTTTAGTTATTTTGATGTACCGTATGAAGATATCAAATGCGAAGTTGTTGCATTCCTTAATGAAAAAATTGATAAATTTACTGAAGGTAAAGGTAAAGCATTTAGTTATTTTAGTATTATTGCAAAGAACTATCTTATCATACAAAACAATGCTAATTACGCAAAATTAAAACGTAAGGTAGAGCCTATACTAATTGACGAAACACGTAATTTGGGCACCGAAGTTTCAATTTCGTCTTATCAAGAATCATTACGAGACTTTACTAATCAATGGATTGAATATTATGATGCAAATCTAAATGTAATATTTACAAACAAACGAGATATTGTAATAGCTGATACTATATTAGAACTATTTCGTATAAGAGAAAATATCGAAGACTTTAACAAAAAATCTATTTACATATTAATTAGAGAACGTACTGGGTTAAAAACACAAAACATTACACGAGTTATTAATGTAATGAAAGCAGATTTTGAACGTATGTTTACTTATTATCATGAAACAGGACGTATCTTAGCCTAATTTATATTTATTAGAAAGGCTACGGATATATGTCAGCAGAATTTGAACTTTTTAAAGGTACTTCCTTCTCAGACTTGATGAAGGACATATACCACAATTCAAAAAAGAAATCACGTCAAATTGACGCTCTTATACAACAGTTACAACCATTAGTAAAAAATACCGGGGATGCCACTTTAATCGTTCCAATGATAAAAGAGTATTTAGAAGTCTCAGTTAAAAATGACGATGCTTTAGTTAAACTAGCTTCTGTCGTGCAGCGATTAATTTCATCAAATAGTAGAACGTCTGATGATGGTAGTGAATTTGGATTATCTGATGAAGAACGTGATCGTTTATTACGCGAAGCAGAAAAAGAAATACAAGCTTTAAAAGATAATCAGGAGTAATGCATGTCATTAATGATTGCTCAAGTTGTTGAGACAGACATTGGTTTTAATAAGTCACCTAATTTACAATTTACATCCAAAGGAGATTTTTTATTAGGTACTATTAAACTAAGAAGTATTAACCGGTCCGGGCCAGCGAATGAGTTTTATGCGGCGCCTGCGTGGAATATTAATTATGTACCTTGCAAAGGTGAGCATGTAATTGTAATACAAGGAGTTGCAAATTCAGGTATTGGTGTTAGTTTAGATACTCAATACTATTATTTAGGTCCTATTAATATACAAGGTAATATACATCTTAATCCATTACCTGATTTATATAGTATAACAGGTGGACAAGGTTATACTACTAGCGCTGCGCCAGTAGTAAGTAAACCTAAGCCATATACGCCTGGGCGTAATTTTGTTGAAAATTCAGAAATTAAAAATTTACAGCCGTATGAAGGTGATATTATTATACATGGTCGTCACGGACAAGGAATTCGTCTAAGTTCTGGTATATCTGGGGATACATCTCATTATCAAAATACTCCGTTTTGGACCGGACGTCAAGGTAATCCAATTACTATTATAAGTAATGGATATACAAAACAACCTGGTCCTAATAGATACGTTATTGAAGATCCGGAGAAAACAAATAGTATTTTTATTTTATCTTCTGATCAACAGTTTGCTACAATACCAATGTCACAACGAAATATTGGACTAGGAATAACGCCAGTAAACTTATTTAAAAAGCCACAAGCTATAATATCATCAGATCGTGTATTATTAAATGCTAAAGAAGATACTGTTATAATATCAGGTAAACGTACTGTTTCAGTATCGACGCCAAAATGGGCCGTTGATATGGATAAGTTTTTTACTCAAGTCGAAACAATGCAAACGCAGTTAACGCAATTAACTGTACAGGTCACGGCGCTGACATCATTACTTAATTCAGCCGCTTTATCAGACGTTCCTACGGCTACCGCATTAAGTGCATTAGGAATTGTTTTCCCAAGTCCAGCTACTATATCATCAGGTACACCTGCTATTACTAGTCAGTTAGCTACAATCACTGGCCAGTTAGCCAATGTTACTGCAACAATTGCAACTCTAAAGCAGTAACATATTTATATAAAATAAAGAAATACTATGGATACTAAAGGATTTATTAATACACTACGTAAAGTTATACGCGAAGAAGTACAGTTAGCAGTGCGTACTGAAATGAAACGTGTGTTAACAGAAAATAAGACAGATCATAAGAAAACTATTACGCATGGATTAGAATTAGACCAATTAGCAAATCATCAAGTATCGTCACGGCATGAACGTAAAACATTCTCTAAAGATCCAATGTTAAATGATTTACTAAATGAAACAGCAACTTTACCAGCAGATGATTGGACCACAATGAATTTTCGTTCTGAAATGGCACAAGCTTTTGGTGGCATGCGTAGCAATGGCGATACGAATGTACCGTTTATTGCTCCTCAAACTGATCTAGATGGCCGGCCGGTAAATATGGCAAATGAACAAGTTGCTGCGACTGTTAATGCCATGACAAAAGATTATTCTGCTCTTATGAAAGCGATTGATAAAAAGAAAGGGTTGAAATAATAAATGGCACGTACTGTTTATCAATATAAACCAATAAATGACACACCAGATGTTGCCGTTGGTATCATACTGCCTTTTAACACTAATAGCGCAACAAGAACTGAAAGTCAGAATTATGCGTCGGGGTCTAGTAATGGAGGTTCTGTTTTTTCTTTATCATATACAACCGAGGAACAGTCATTAAGTAATTTAAAAAATTTACTACTAACTAGTAAAGGCGAGCGTGTAATGCAACCAAACTTTGGTACAAATATTCGTAAAAGTGTGTTTGAACAAAATATCAATGTTTTGCGCGATAATCTTTCACAACAGTTGCAAGCTGACATTGAATATTGGCTTCCATATATTATTATTAATGGTATTGATATTTTTAGTATTGAACATACTATCAATATAACAATACGATTTAAAGTAAGTGAAACGGGAGCTAATTTAGTTATTAACGTATTAGCATCTGAAAATCAGTTAATACTATCAAATATAGCTCCTGATTTAGATATTGAACGACAGTTAGTAGCCGTAGGTACATTTTCTAGAGGAATATTATAATGGAATTAGTTAAAAAAGATGTTAAATATCTTAATAAAGACTTTGCACAATTTAGACAAAATTTAATAACATTTGCAAAGCAATATTTTCCCAGCACGTATAATGATTTCAATGAGTCGTCACCTGGTATGATGTTTATTGAAATGGCAGCGTATGTTGGCGATGTATTATCATATTATGCTGACCAACAGTTTCGCGAATCAGTACTTTCTACCGCGACTGAAAATGCCAATGTGTTAATGCTATCGCAGCTATTTGGATATAAACCAAAACTTAACTCACCGGCCGCCGTAACATTAGATATCTATCAATTAGTACCAGCTATTGGTACTGGTGTTAACGCGCGGCCAGATTATCGATATGCACTATCAATACAAAATAACATGCAGGTACAGGTAGAGTCTGGCGTTATATTTAGAACATTATCTCCAGTTGATTTTTCGTTTAGTAGTTCATTTGATACAACAGATGTTAGTGTATATGAAATAGATGAATCAGGTAATGTACAGTATTATTTACTAAAAAAACAAGTACAGGCAATGTCTGGAAATATTATTCAATCATCATATACATTTGGAGATCCAAAACCTTATGATAAGATTACATTACCTGAAACAAATGTATTAGATATTATAAGCATTACAGATTCTGCAGATAACGTATGGTATCAAACTGATTATTTAGCACAAGACACTATTTTTGAAGATATTGCAAATATTCCGTTTAATGATCCTGAGTTATCGATATATCGTAGTACCGTACCGTATATTTTAAAACTAAAACGTACGGCGCGTAGATTTGTAACACGATTAAGAGATGATTCTAGAACTGAGATTCAATTTGGAGCTGGTATTAGTAGTGATGCCGACGAAGAAATAATACCAAACCCAAAAAATATTGGCAGTGGATTAGAATATTTATCACGTATAACAACAAGTAATATTGATCCTAGTAATTTTTTATATACTAGTACTTATGGCATTGCTCCAAACAATACTACATTGACGGTACGTTATAGTACAGGCGGAGGAATTTCTGATAATGTAGCTGTAAATACTATAACAAATATAACCTCAATAACGTATAATACTAGTACAGAAATTTATGGTCTAGATTTAACAAACATTAAAAACTCAGTTGCTGTTAATAATCCTGTACCGGCAATTGGCGGAAAATCTCGTGATGAGATTGAAAATATACGACAGAATGCTATTGCAAATTTTGCGGCTCAAAATCGTGCTATTACACGTGAAGATTATATAGCTCGTTGTTATACAATGCCAACAAAATATGGATCAATTGCTAAAGCATATATTATACAAGATATGCAACAAGATACCAATGATCGTGAGTATCCGCGCGATACTATATCAAATCCATTAGCATTAAATTTGTATACATTGGCATATGATAATAATAAAAACTTTACCACACCTAATAATGCAATACGTGAAAATTTACGTACATATCTATCAAATTATCGTATGTTAACAGATGCTATTAATATTAAGACAGCTTATATAGTTAATATTGGTATTAATTTTGAAATTGTACCAAAGCCTTCTGCTAATAGCAATGAAGCTGTTTTACAATGTGTTAATCGTTTAAAACAAATGTTTGACAATGATCGTATGCAAATTAATGGCTCAATAAACGTATCTAATATTATCAGTGAATTAGATTCATTAAGCATGATACAAAGTGTTGCTAATTTTGAAATAATAAACTTATATGATACTAATAGCGGATATTCTGGTAATGTATATGATATTCAAGCCGCTACAAGAAACAGTATTATATATCCTAGTCTAGACCCATGTGTGTTTGAAGTAAAATATCCAAATACAGATATTAAAGGGCGTGTAATTAAACCATAAAAATTAAAGTGTACATATGTATCATTTATATTTTGCCGAAAGAGATACTACATTATATGAACGTTATCCTAACCGTAACACGGGTATAGATAGCATCGTAGAACTAACAAAAATTGCTTCTGGTAGTAAGTTAGAAAATGTAGTACAAGACAATACGCATAATACTCGTATATTAATTGACTTTGGAGCACAAATAACTAACATACGCGCAGCTATCAACTCTGGACTAATTCCACCAATTGGTAGTAGTGCTAATAATTCGGCATCAGTATATTTGAATTTAAGGGCTGCTACTGCAAATGATTTGCCGACTGACTATACTATCTATGCATTTCCTGTTTCACAATCATGGATTAATGGAAATGGTAATTATAGTGATGTACCAGAGGTAAGAAATGGTGCAAGCTGGTATTATAGAGATAATGAAGATTCAGCAACACGTTGGAATACAGGCTCAGCCCATAGTAAAAATGATACTAGTGCTACAGAATTTCAAGGTGGTGGTACATGGATTACTGGTTCCACATATGAAGCCAGTCAATCATTTTCATATGAGCAACCAGATGTAAGAATGGATGTAACAGATATTGTTAAACGTTGGGTTGCCCTGGATATTCCTAATTATGGTTTTATAGTAAAACGTAGTAAGACAGATGAACGGTCTGGTGATATATTAGGTAGTATTAAGTTTTATGGTGTTGATACAAATACCATTTACGTTCCTAGACTTGAAGTTGCCTGGAATGATACATCGTATGAAACTGGCAGTAACAGTGTAATTAATACAACAAATTATACAGTTTATATTTCTAACTTACATGAAAGTTATAGAGAAACGGAACGTGTAAGATTTGATATAGGTATTCGTCCAATGTATCCAAATCGAGCATATGCAACCAGTTCGTATTATTTTACGCAAAATGTATTACCATCAGCAAGTTATTATAGTATTAAAGATGTTGTAACAAATGAGACAATTATACCATATGATGATCATGCAACAAAAATTTCATGTGATAGTAATGGTAGTTTTTTCAATTTACGATTGAATACATTTATGCCAGAACGATTTTATAAAATAGAATTAAAAATACAACGTACGGTAAATGATATTCAAATTCATGACAATGGATTTTATTTTAAGGTTGTTAGATAATGGCTACAAATAGATTTACTAAAAGAAAAGAAAATAT